GACAAAATCTTGGAACTTGGACATTCTTTACTCTTCTTCATCCTGTTGCTTCGGGGCGGGCGGTGGCGGTTCAGAGTTCGTATTTGCACCCCGAACCAGACCACCGATTACTCCCAAGATGAATGTCAACGCTTCCCACGCTTTCGGATTGTTTTGAATCAGGAATGGGGTCAGAAAAAGGACCAGAACCAGACAGGCAACCAAATTGCCCGCTGGAGTGTTGAATCCATGTACAAAATCAATCCACCATTTCATAGCTCTTCACCTACCCGTTTTTTGGCGTGCCTGTTCGGAACGCATCCTTTCTTGCTCTTCCTTGACCCAATTGTTCAGCATGGTCACGTATATGTCCCGCTCCCACGGCATCAAGGATTCGATTTCCGTAATCGAGTATTTATGGTGTTGAGCCAAGGCGAACTGTACTTCGTAGTAGTTCGCTAGGGAATTGTGCAACAGGACTATCCGAAAAAATTTTGAATGCCTTCGATCACGATGTCTTGCTCATGTCCACATGCCGGGCACTGGAAGTGGACCGTGTGGCGAAGGCGCGGGATCGTGTCGAAGAACTTCTGAATTTCGGCAAACTGTTGCTGCGTCAGAGTTTCCAACCATTTGACCATTTCAGCTTGGTTGAACTCCGTGATGACCTGATCGGCGTCGAAGACCGATTCGATACAGGCCGCGATCAAATCGAGTGCCTGACCAACATCTTCTGTATTCCGGCCTTCGGTTTGCAATTTGCGGGCCAACGAAAGGTTGGGATATCGCATAGTCAACCCGACTTCATCAGTCAATTTGATTTGAGTGGTATGGTTCGGGTCCTTGTCCACTTTCACTTCATCCAGATGGATTTTGATCGGCACATTCGTACCACACGGGCGGTTGACCACCTGTGTTTCGCCGGTGTGTTCGTCGCGCACGGTCTTCGGGATTTCCCGCTGGCACTGATACCGCATTTCGACGATTTCGCCGATGGACTTGGAGCGGATCTTCAGGAAGATGTATTCGATGTCGAACATCGACAACTTGCTGAGATCAATGGTTCCGATCAGACACGACTTGATGATGTCTTCAACAGCGCGGATGACTTGTTTCTCATCTTCGCTCTGCATAGCCATCAAGAGGATCTTTTCTTCCCGGACTAGAAATGGACGGAACGCCGCCCGCTGGCCGGAAGAAGGAATAGTCAATTCATATTCCGGCGTTTTGAGTAATGGAAGGTTGCTCATCAGCAATTACTTAGTAGGCAAATCGCGCGCCCACCCGGAGATGTGCGCGCGAAAGATTAGGACCGGGGTTGGTTTTGTTGTGCCTGACGCTGAGCCGGTGTAATCACTGTTTCACGGAAACGTTCGCGGTTGCCGCGACCAGCATCATTGTTGACACTGAGAGTGCGTTCGTCCAGATCCACGGTCAATACCCGCTTGTAGGTGAATGTCACCGACACCCGATGGATTTCATTTTGGGTGTCCCAATTCAGATCCATCTGATTGATTGCAATGGGGAACGCTTCGAGTAGCGTACAAGTGTACACGTCTTGATCGTTCAGATCCATTTGAGTGATCGTGATGCCGGTTGAAAATTCGCCGATGTAGTTGAAGTCTTGCGTCTGTGGGTCCATGATGGAATGCATCCATCCCTCGAAGAACCACCGCTCGAACATGTCGTCCCCGACATAGAATTCAAGATCGATGTCGTTGTATTGCGGCATGTATGGAACCTTGAACTGTGCGCCATAGATGCGGTTGTCGTCGGTCTGATAAGACACGCCGGGGATTTCGGCATTGAAACAATAGAACATCAGCCGGTTGCCGGTTTCGATAGCGTCTTTGGCACCGAACCACTGTGCCCAATTCTGGTCGTATCCGGGCGGGCCGATAGTGCGGTCCAAATTTTGAAATAGATTGAGTGTCGCTACTTCTACCCGAAACCGATTGGGCCGGGCAAACACGTTGCTGGCAAACATCGTTGCGGTGAAATTGGTGATGTTTGCGTAGTTTGGATGATCCAACACCAGACGCGGAGAGTTGTTAACGAACGCTTCGAAGTTTGTCAGGCGCGGCGGAATCGAACTGATCGCAATCGGCTGAAATGGCGGCAAGGGCGGTAACCCAAGACGCGGAATATCTCCGACACGCGGTAGGGTGAATGACATAATCTATTTCCTCTTCTTCTTGGTGAATGAGCGGATCTTGCGACGTGAATCTGACCACACATAATCCGCACTCTGTTTCTGGAACATTTCCACGGGTAAGAACAGAGCGATTTCCCACTCTGATGGATGAACACGCAAGAACTGCGAACGCACGTGGCTGGACAAATACCGCTTCACGCACGGTCGCACTTCGGGGAACTTGGCGACGGAAGACAACAAAGCATAGCTCAACTTCAACTTCGTGGAGTCATCGTACCGGTCGTTGTTCTTGAATTGCATCAACTTGTCGAACAGCCTCAAACGAAGTGTCCGATCCAAGTAGTGTAGGTTGATCCCAAGGAAACCATCGTCGTACAGTTCCAAAGGAAAGATCATCGGAAAACGGTCCCAATACGGAAGCGTCTTCTTGTGCTTGGCGTCGTAGAAGAAGAAGAACATGTTGCCGATCAAAACATCGGCTAGTGTTTCTCCGTTGTTCACCAACCCTTTGCGGCTTGGTGTCCGCATATTGGTCAATGTTTGTTTCATCCAAGCGCGGGCCTTCTTCGTCAGCAACGGAATTCCTTCCCGGCGCATGCGATTCTTCACCTTGTCGAAGAACGTCAGCGGACGATCATCGGTTGGATAGATGCGCGGGTGAAGATCCGGTACGCTGGTCTTCTTGGTCTTGGCCTTCGCGATATCCGCCGCCGGGCTTGGCTTCGCCGGGGATGGCGGAACGGGCTTGGCTTTTGGTTTCGTCTTCGGCGGTGCGACATGCATGGTCGCGGCTTTCTTCGCCTTGGACTTGACGATAGCTCGAACGTCGTCTTTCGGAGACGGTGGGGTCGGTTTGGGCGGTTCCGGTGCGGGTGGTGGCGGCGGGGTTGCCTTGGGTCGCGTCGTTGCTTTCGGTGCCGGTGGAACCTTCGCCTTCTCTTGGCCGGGAGTCTTTTTGGCAAACGACTTGACGATCTTCTGAATGTCCTTCAGAACATCCGCGCGCGAAACTTTCTTCGGGGACGGTTCAAGATACTTCTTGACAATTGCCCGAACATCATCCGGCGTCCCCTTCGGAAGACGGATCTTCGGCGCGGGTTCCGGTTTCACAGACACGTTGGCCTTCGGCGTAGATTTCTTCGCCTTGTCCTTGACAATCTGTGTGATGTCGCTACTCGGTTTACGCGGCATCCTAGTATCTCAACTCCCGGTCGGTCATCACAGTGAATTCCCAACCCTGTTTCTTGCAAAATTCTTTGGCGGCGTTCCACTTCGCCTGATTGACAGCATAGGTAGCCATTTCGCCTAAGTACCGGGCGCTCTGTTTGCGCGTCTTCGGTTGCTTGGGCGGGAAACACTGGTCGTAGGGTTTGACTTCGATCAAGTAGGTTTTGATCTGACCGTCTTGCCTTTTGACCTGTGCCACCATGTCCACGAAATATCGGTGGATGCGATTATCGGTCGGCTTTACATACGGGACGACCACTTCTTCCGAATTCCAATGCAGGACATCCGGGTGAGCGTCAAGATGCTTCATCAGCCGGTATTCCAGCGATGAGCGGTAGTAGATGGCGTTTACGTCGCCAACGTATTTGCCCGGATTCTTGGGTCGAAACTGTCCTTGCCACGGCACATAGGTTATTTATGGGCGGTTCCGGGGTCGTAGGTAAATACCAGAAGCGATGCCGACTCCTTTCTTTTCAACGATTCCGTTTGTCCAATACGACATGTTGGACGACAACAACCTTCGGGCGACGGTGAACATCCTTCAGCGGGTGAAGATCCGCGATGTCATCAAGACGGAAATGCTCGAAATGTATGAGTACTCCGTCAAGGATGGCGAACGGATCGAAGACATAGCCCATCGCTATTACGGCTGGACCGGGTATCACTGGATCGTTCTTCTGGCGAATGACATCATCAACCCGTACACCGACTGGCCGCTGTCCTATGAAGATTTCATCGCATACATTCGGGCGCAATACACCACGCCACAGCAAGACGGTCTGATTTATACCTATCAGACCCTTCATCACTACGAAGACATCCACGGCGTCCAGATCGACTACGACACGTTTGTCCGTACCCCGGTGAACGAACGCAAGCGGGTGACACTATATGATTTCTTGGTGGCAGAGAACGACGCGAAGCGGAACATTCGATTGATCGACAAGAAACATACGCCGATGCTGGAAGACCAGTTGATCCGGCTCATGAAGGAAAACAAGTTGGTGTAAAATGGCCGATTTCCCGAAGGATTATAACCTCAAAGAACTGACCCTGACGCTTTGCACGGGTGAGATTTGGGATATTCGCTACATCTACCACGAACTCAATATCTTCGAAGACATCTGGTCCCCGACGATGAGCGGTACCGTGCTCATTTCCGACACACAGAACCGGCTGGCGAACTTTCCGATCTTCGGATTTGAAACCCTGACCATCGGACTTGAAACGCCCGGCAAAGGACTATTGACGAAACAATTTCGTGTCTACAGCGCGACCGACCGGCACCTTGGCAAAGATCGAAACTTGGCATACATCCTCAATTTCTGTGCGGATGAGGCATGGAAGAACTACAAGGTCCGTGTCAGCAAATCATACAAGAGCAAGCAAATCCATGAGATCGTAGCCGACTTACACAACACATGGCTTGGCGGCGGCGCTATCGAGATTGAACCATCGAAGTACATCCATCACATCATAATCCCGAATCTCCACCCGATCCAAGGGATTCAGTGGTTGTCTACGCGCGCCAATCCTTCGAGCTACAACGGCGCGAACTATCTCTACTATCAGACCTTCGACAAGTTCTATTGGATTCCCATTGAAAAGTGTCTGGAGAAGGGACCGGTACAAGACATCATCTATCAACCGGCCAACGTCAGGGAATCGGGGACGCATCACGCCCGGACGATCAATCAAGACATGGAAGCCATCCAAGCCTACACGGTCGATTTCTACAGCGACGTTCGAGAGAATCAAGAGCAAGGCATGTATGCTTCCGAACTCATCACACACAGCCATGTGCGGAAGAAGTGGGAACGCTTCACATGGGACTACACGGCGAATTTCGACAAGCACAAACACCTGTATCCCGGCAACAAACTGTACTCGAACTCCCGGTCAGACTTGCACAACAAAGCGAACAAGTTCAAGATGTACAGCACCGGCGTCGCTCCCTTCGTGAACCAAGTGGACCGTTGGCTGTTGGATCGTGTGTCACAATTACAACAGCTACAGAACATCAAGTTGAGCGTGAGCGTGCCCGGCAACAGCAATCTGAAAGTAGGCGATGTTGTGAAATTTGAGATGCCGTCGCCAGAGCCACCGCAAAACAATCAACAGATGGTCGATAAACACTACAGAGGGAAGTTTTTGATTTCCGGCATTCGACACAAGGTAGACCAAAAGCAATATGTGACGGTGCTCGAACTGGTCAAGGACTCCGTATTTGAGGCGTACCCGTAATGGATTCTATCATTTTCGATAAGTTGTTTTTGGGCGATCTTGCTGATGCCACCGACCCACAGTTGGGAGAACGCATCGACCGCGCGATTGCCGTATGCAACGAATACGAACTGAAGCACAAATGTGCAGATAGTTGGCAAGTCGGTTTCCACGATGGTTTGGCCGTTGACAACAAAATCATCCACCGGGCCGTGTCCTTGATCCATGACGGAATCCGTGCGGGACAGCGCGTGTTGATCCACTGTGCCGCCGGGATCAGCCGGTCGCCGATGATTACAGCATGCTATCTGGTGAAGGCCGGGCATTTTCAGAACTTCGATGCCGCGCTGAACTACATTGCAACCCGGCGTTCGAAAATCAGTCCGGCGGGAGCGATCTATCGTTCCGGCAAATCGTATTGTGCGACCGGGTTGCGCCTCTCAGAAACGCCAGAACCACTCATCGTGATACCATAACTCCATGTGCCAAGCGTATGCCGCTGAAGCCGCTTACATTCGAAGCGGGGAAAATTGGGCCACCAAAAAAGGATTCGCCGCCCATCGCGATAATCAACCCATCACTGACAATCCGCATCGGGATGGGTACTACAAAGAGGCGTGGGATCACGGATGGAATTGCCGGAAAGAAGGAATCGTTCCGTGGGCCATCGTTTCGATCTTCCGTGAGCAACAGGAAGCGGCCACCGGCCAATCCTGCTACATCAACCCTACGATGGAACAAGCTGACGCACTGGTCTAGCCCTAAATAGGTGTGTGACCACCGTTGACGCCAACACCATTGATGCCGCTATCAAAGCATCGAAACTCCCCATTCTCCTTGTATTTGTGATGCCCGGCAGTGTGCTAAGCGCACGCATGGTGAAACGAGTAGGTGGATTAGACCCGACCAAAATCACAGCGCTATTTGTGGATGTCAACTCTTCTTCGGATTTGGTCCGCCGGTTTTCGATCCGCAAAGTTCCGCATCTGATGAAGATCGATGCGACTGGAAACTTGATCGCCACCGGGGATATTTTGAGTGAAGTCGTCGCCGCAGAATAGCCAATTAGTTATCCAGTAAGGCCGCTAAGTAGCTTTTATGGATAAGATTTTAGCCGTTGCGAAAGCGTCCTTCTACTTCGCTTCTGTTCTCTGTTTGCTCTTTGTTGCCCGCCTTCTGTGGATTGTTCCCGACATCATCAAAACAGAAATGACCGCAACCCGTGCGCTAATTGACACGCGGGTGTCTTCCTTAGAAACAACCGCGAATCGCCAGTTGACCGATTGGAGAGCGACCACGGAGCAACAGTTAACAGAGATCCGAACCACCACGGATCGTCGCATCAGCAGTCTGGAAAAGACCACGGATCGTCATCTAGTCGCACTGGAAGGGGAAACCTTGAAGCGGGTCGATCAGTTGGTGGCATCCGCTGACCGAAACCTGACCAACGTAGCGGGCGGGGTGAATGATCTGACGAAGACCTATGCGGCGATACCGGATCGTCTGGACACTTCACTGAAGCCATTCACGAACTGTGCGGAGAATGATTTCTGTTGGCAGAACCTTGTGACCGATTCAATGGTTTCCTTCCGTGCCGCCAGCCGGGATACATCGGCCACCATGCAAGGGATTTCGACGACCATTCCTTTGGTTGCTTCCGATGTCAGGAAGAGCACGGACGCCTTCGCTACACAGTTCCCCATCATTGTCCAGAACACCAGCAACATAACATCCAACATCGACAGGCTCACGAAGCCGAAGTGGTACGACCGGGTGATCGGCTATGCCGCGAACGGCACTTTGATTTGGTTCAATATCAACCGGGCGGCGACGCCTTCCGTCACGGTGACCAAATAAAAATGGCGGGCCGATACACTGGCCCGCCGTCAAGCAAGAGAAAGCGCGAACCTCTCACAGCACACGCTCACCCATCATTATACATCAGTGGACCGGATTGTTTTTCGAATTGCACGCACAATTTGCGTCACAACAGCTATCGCCGGATTCGGGGTATGGCACCGGGACATTGAGGACATGTTGTTTGTCGCGGAACCGCTCTTCGAAGTCGGGTTCCCACGGAAACTTTCCTTTCGTGTCCGTCCAGATCATCTGAAGTGCGTTGAACATCGGGCCGTTGTAGTTGTAGACCATACCGACCCACGACGCATTCTCCCGGTCCACAACGACGAACTGTGTGGGGAAGTTGGCCGCGATTTCATCGTAGTTCTGGCCGGGTTCGAACCGTTTGCCGTCACGGATCATCTTCACAATCGATTGGAGGAAGCCGTAAGATGTTTGAACCGGAAGTCCGTGGATGGCGATTTCAGGATGGTTGAACTTCTCCATCAGACCGACCGTGTAGGCAATTCCGATGGATGGCACGCCTGTGACGATCCACCCATATTCAAGCATCTTTGTCGCCAGCGGGACGGGAAGCCTGAGAAGTTTTTCTTCGTTCATGAGAAGAGTATACCACACATTTGACATACAAGTCAATATGTGATACTCTTTTTTCATGGCAAAAGCCGCAACGAAGAAAGCCGCGCCGCCGGTCTACACCAACGTTCGGGAAACGATGCAACGTCATTTTGGCATCATTCTCACCAACGAACAGATCAAGCTGTACTCCGACCGGCATCCGGTCACCAAGCGGGATTCGCCGGATGATGTGTGCGATACCATCGACCGGGACATCTTGATCGACAGCATCGTCGAAGACTTGTTAGGAGCGCCGTGGCACTGGCCGATCAACATGGACAGCCAAACCTATGCGCAAGAGTTCTATCAGAAGTTTCATGACGCCTGTCTGTCAAAGGGAATCAAGCTAGACGAACAGAAGTGGTATAAAAAGTAGTATGCTTCTTGACCTTCTGAAATTCGCTACCAGTGGTTTTTGGGTGTTCATCGGATGCTTCATCCTCTTGGGAATGCTGGTGAACGGTATCGTGAATCTTGTGGCGCGATTGCGCGGTATTCCCGCTTATCCATCCAAGTGCCCGCGCTGTGGATATAACCACGAAAACACAGAAGACGACTAGGCTTTTTTCTTCGGACTTTTCTTGGCCGCTTTCTTAGTGGCTTTTTTCGCCGGGGCTTTTTTAGCTGGCGCGGGTTCCTTTGCTTTCTTGGTCACCTTGGGCGGCTCCGGTATAGATTCCTGTACGGGAAGAACCGCTGTGGACTTCGGTTTCTTTTTCTTGTCGCCCGCCGGATTCTCATAGGCGCGCCGTTCGGCCTCTGTTAGCCGGGCAAGTACAGTATCCCGGAATCTGGCGATGGTCACTTTCTCTTTGACGTTCGGATCTTTGAGTTCCATGTACGTGTCGCGTGGACCGATCAAAAATTTTCCTTCCATCGTCGCGTTGATGATACGGAAGTCTTCGCCGGGATGAAACACAGCGACCTTCACGTCTTTCTCTTCTATGTGAATGATTTCACATGCGAAAGCCCGTGAAGGTCCCTTAGACTCTTTGTAGAGCAGAACGAATTGCTGTCCTAGTTGCACAAAGACATTTAGGACGTGTGCGGTTTATGGCACCGCGCCAAGGTCTTGAACAATTGCGACCGTCACGTTATTGCCCGCACCGCCATCGGTGATGTTGATGCCGGTGCCAGCGGTCAAGACACGCTCATTGGAAAGGGTTCCGTCGTTTGCCAGACAGACGAACTGTGCGCTCGAAGAGACGCCGCCTGTCTGATTGATCGTCACGTTGGTCCGGTTCGTTGGAGTGTCATCCACCACATCAATACTGATACCAGATCCGTCGATGAAGTTGAGTTCCCGCCGGGTTCCGACCAGTGTGCCGCCTTTCGATAGACGCAAGCGCTGAACGACTGTATCCGCCGCCTGTGCAATGGTAGGATCGCCACTGACGCCATCGCCGTTGGTGATGCTGATACCGGTACCAGCGGTCAAGGTGCGCGTCGCCACCGTGCTGGTAGCAGTTTTCGCCACAATGCCGATAGAAGATCCCAAACCAACCAAATTGGTCAGTAGAGTGTTCTGTGCTTGGAAGGCCGTGTTTGTCGCGGCGGTGATTCGCCCGTAGACATCAACTGTCAGCGTGTTGTATGTGCCCGCCCCGACACCCGTGGTCGCCAAATCCACACCCGTTCCACCCACAACGATACGGCTTGCGTTCGATGTGCGCACGCTCAAAGTATTGCCGACTTTGGATAGACCATCGCCCGCCGCCACGTTGTTCGCCCCGGAGAACTGTACCCAATCCAATCCGGTAGTGTTCAAAGTGATCGGAGCATCCGTAGCAAGAACCCATGCCGTGTCGCCGTTGGTAGAGCCTTCAGTGACCAACACGAATGTGCCCGGCAACATTTCATCGTTTGTATTCGAGTCCGCCGCCCGGCTGAGGGGTGTTGACGGTCCCGCAAACACATAGATGCCATTTTGTGATGTCGTGGTCTGATCCTTGAGCAAGACCCGATCCCCGTTGACCAGCGTTACACCGTCGATAGTGGTGCCCGGCAAAGTCAAGTTGATGTTCGCCGTCGTCGCTGCCCGGACAGACTCTTTGAACTCCAAACCGACGCGCGCGGAATCGACATATGCTTTTGTCGCCGCGTCCTGTGGATTTGTCGGGTCCAACAGGTTGATGATCTTCTGTGAGTTGAGATTGACCGAACCAGTAGGACCGGTCAGTTGGTCTAACCGGTTGGTCTGGACTGTCGCATTGAAATCGGTGATCTTGGCCGATGTCAAACTTGGAATGTCCGCCGCTGAAAGAACAGTTGCAGCGGTCACCCGGCCTTGCGCACTCACCGTGACCTTCGTATACTGTGCCGGGACAATGCCAAGATCGCTCAGATCGATGGTGGTTTTGTTTCCGGCGTTGTCATCGGTTACTGCGAAAGACGCCGTGAAGTTGAGTGCCGACCGCGTTGGCCCCGGTGTGTTGTTGGTTTGGACTTGCTGATAGACGACAGAGCTTGGAAGGTTGTCTAGTTTTGTTTTGTCCGTCGCTGACATGAATCCAGCCACACTGGTCGTTGCATTTCCGTGGACGTGGATTTCCTTTGCTAACGGATAACCGCCAAGCGTGGACCCGTCATGTACGACTACAGTCCATTTGGTCGTGTCGATGGTCACTTCACGCGGTTTGCCGGTGAAGCTCGAATGTTGGGACGTAGTGCCGCCCCGCCGTTGAATAGGTACGCCCATTAGCTCAAATCCCCTTCATCTAGGACGATGCCGCCCTGTTGTACGGAAACCGTGGTTCCGGTGGTGACAACGTACTGCTGTTTTTCGTTCATGGTTCCTTGCCGAACTTGTGCTCCCCAAAAGTAGGTGGCATTTGTGGAAGTCCCGTTATACGTCACCGTGCTATCGCCCGTTGTCATGACGATATCGAATGTTTTGGTGACGTTCGTAGTTTGGGTTGTTTCGACCAAACAGCGGTACCATCCGTTGCCAACATCGACGATGGTGGCCTTAGCGCTGGCTCCTACGGTGCCAATCGTTCCGGTGTTGATGTTGAACCATGCCCGGCGACCGGTTTCTCCGTTGATGTTTTGGCCGATACAAATCCAATCCAAAGATTGTTTCTTGGCATAGACGCTGATGACGATAGCCGTGCCATCGGTCAGAGTACTATAGCTGGCTCCCACACCATGACGACCCGAACCACTTCCTTCCAAGAGCCGCCGCCCGGTATTGGTCCCGTTCGGTGCCGCGATATTTGTGGCCGGTACCGTAGTCCCGGTGTATTTGTTCCACGCCACATTTTCTAATTCTTCGCTGTAGGAGAGAAGGTTTTCCAGCCGATCCAACCCGCGCATGGCGTTCTGAAAAGTGAATCCGCTCAACGATTGAATTTCCGCCGCGACTTGGTTGTGGTGGTATGCAAAGACATAACCCAATACCGGGGTATTGTCGGTGTGGGCTACCGCCGTGGTGCCGCTAACACCGCGAATGCATGGAGTGAGATTGTTCCCGCTCCGACCGGCTACGGAAATGATTTCGTCGTCGATGCCAATGAGACACGGCGTTTCAAACACCGAACCGTCGCTGACAGGGATCGAAGTTTGGGTGTCGTCGATATCCGCCGTGAGTGGGGATTGCGCATTGTCCGATGCGACCATGAGGATAGAATCCGTGGGGATCGCATACGGGAATGTTGAAGTATTTGGGTTCGCCATGCTGACTGGTATTTAGAAGTAAAACTTCGGGTTGTTGATAAGGCTCGACACCGTTGGGTCGAATTCTGGCCGGACCAGTATTTCGACGGCGATGTGATGAACCAATGCCGGTGTAATATCCGCCGTTCGGCTCTTTTCGAGCGCCACGTGATTGATGACCGCCGGGATGCTTGTTGCGTTACGGAACCATTCCAGCGCCACATGATTGATAACGGCGGGCGGGTACGGCTGAACGACATATTCCAGCGCCATGTGGTTGATAACGGCGGGCGGGTTCGGAGCGTTCCGCAAAGATTCAAGAGCCACCTGTTGCACGAAAGACGGGGTTGTGTCGATTTCTGTTCTTTGACGAAGTACTTCCGTCGCCACCGAAGTGACGTTCACAGGCGGATTCGGATTTGCTCCCTTCAGAAGTTCGGTTGCGACTTGGGTCAGATTGACTTTGGCCTTGATGGAGTACATGACTTCCACGGCGCATTGTTGGATTAACGCATACCGCAATGCGCTGATCTGATTGCCAATGGCCTCAACCGCTTCTTGCTGAATCCATCCAACGTTAATTTGACGGAGAACTTCAACCGCCGTTTGAGTGTGGCGCGCCCGGCTCCCCGGTGACACCAAAACTTCATGTGCGACCTGTGATAACCGAGCATTAGAACTGACTTGCGCCAGCACTTCGCTAACGACTTGTGTAGCTCTTGCATAAGTCAGGGTGTCTAACGTACCGACTTGATTTGCGGTGTATCCCGAATAGAAATCTGATGTCCATGATGTGACGCCGCCCAACGTACTGGACGTTGGGGTAACATCTTCTTCCATGACACTGTAGACGTTCAGATTGACTGAACTCCAATCATACCCGGTCATCAAGACAGAACGGGGCTGTCTAAAGTTGGCGGCGGGGTAGTTCGTATACCCCCACACCAAGCGACGGTCGTAGTAACCGGAGTATAGATCGCTGAAACGCGCCGTGACTCCGCTGAGCACCATCGATCCGGCAATGGTTTCTTGTGGTTCTACAAACCGGTTGTTGGTCACGATGCCGCCATACATTCCCGTTTCAATCGTCACGGAAGCATTCGCGTTACAGGTGAGAGTTCCCGCTACCGCGACGGAAGATGGTACGCCGGTTTCTTCTTTGGTCAGGATTGCGGTAAGATTTCCAGTGGCAGAAAAAGATGCCGCCCCGTTGATGAGAACACCCGCCCCGACTTGCAACGAAACGGTGATCGCAGCGGTGCCATTGATAACGTCACCGCCGCCCGATGCCTGTAGTGTGCCGGTTTCAAAGAAATAGTTTCCGAAAACGTTTCCTTCGTTAGTAACGCTGTTACGACTATTGAGAATACTAATGACGCCGCCACCGCCCCGTGACAGCTTACTGGTCGCTGTGAAAGAAAGAGACGACGGAATTGCACTCCACCCTGCCGTCCAGACACTATCACCATCGTTCCATGTGAAAATACTGTCATCCCACGAACCGTACACAACAAATATGAATTCGGTGTCAGTAAAAATCGGTGCTGTGGTGAACAAATTGACAGTTGTGGGTATAACTGTAAGGAATTGTGGAACGTCCGTGTCATCGGTACCCGTCCAGAGTTTGTAGGTACCAATTGCATTTGCATCAGGACGCAATCCATTACTAGACACAAAGTCAAAAACACCACCGCCGCCCCGCGATAGCTTGCTAGCCGATGTGAAGGAAAGGGAAGACGGAATAGCAACAAAGCCACCGCGCATGTCTGTGCTGATGGCTTGAATTGCTGTCGTATTCGCTGTCCAGCTATTCGAAATTAGCTGAAGCGTGAATGTCTGTCTTCCCGGCACTCCGATGTTTCCTTCTTATGGGACCGCAACTACTAGAGATCCACGAATAGGATTGGCAATACCAACGTTACTGTGGGTGATAACTTGCCAGTTGCGCGAATCGATGTTGGACAATATCGTGTCCATGACATAGGTGTCGGATGACACAAAAGCATCCCAAAGCTGTCCTTTGATAGTTCCTTCCGTGGTGTTAGTTGTTCCCCATATAATCAGGGGATCGGATAGAATCGCACTACCGTCATGCCAGTAACGGTGTGCGCTAGGCACCGTTCCGTTGTAAGAAGAAAACATCGACATTAGTTGTTGATTGGCCGAAGAAGATGCTACCTGATTTTCCCACAGATATCCATTACAAAGATTCTGTGTTTGGACAGCACCATTGAATGTGTAGTTGTAGTCGGTACCAAGAATGACACGGAAGCAAAGACGACATCCATAAAATCCGGCACTTGACGTATCGGTATCAGAGTTTGCGTTGGCCTGAAGCCATGCCGCCTCCCAAATTTTCCCACACAGGAACGAAGGAAGATATGGCACACCAAAAGCACCGAATGTTCGATTTTCGAGTGTTCCCGGCGATAAGACAAACACTTGATATTTGTTGGCGATCACCCGCCAGCCGCGTGCTGTTAACGGCAACAACTGAATTCCGTTGCCGGTTCCGTTTGCTCCAACTTTGCTGCCCGGAACATTTTCGATAGAGATAACAACACAGTTGTTTCCGTTGTCGCGAATACGCGCCCGGATGCGAAGATTCTGTGGATCGGGCGAAAGGGAAGATTGCATCAACAAGTTCGTCGTGTTCGAACCTGAAATCGTGATCCATCCAGCCGCCAGCATCGCTGTTTCAATTCCGTTGATGATCTGTTGCTTGGTTGATCCGACAAAGTTGCTGGCGACATTTGAACCACCGTGGTAAGTCGTTGCGATCAACCCAAGCAAAGCGTTGCAGTTGTTGGTCGGGGCGTTGACTACAATCGTTGAGCTAAGTCCCGTTGCACTAGTCGTGCGGATGCGCACATAGGTTGCAGTGTTCACTGTGATGACACTAGCCGTCGCTCCGGTCAGACCGCTCAAATCAGCAACAATATCCGCCGCCGTTCGCGTCCCTGTGGTCAGGGAGAAAACCTGATTGCCGGTTCCGTTGACATTGATCGATAGCTGATTGTTAGATCCAGTGACGACATACGGCCCCGCAACATTGCAGCAAAGATCCGCGTTTCTATCGACGTATTGAATTGCCATGTGTTTCTCTTTTTCCTCTCTTAGCTGATGGCTGTAAACAGCGCACCGCGCGCATTTTCGTTAGACCCGTAATTGTTGATGGTGATTGGCATGAATGTTCTTCCTCCCATCGAAACTGATAACCCCGGTTCATATGGACCGCCCACCTGAATGAAAGAATCCCACAACATCCCACGAATTTTAGCTTCGTCATTCTGTGAAGTAAGACCCCATGCGATTAGCGGATCAACCATAAACTCACTATCGTCGTGCCACCGAAACCATGAATAGGCTTGTCTTTGAATACGACATCCCTGCCATATCGTAATCAGACAAGGCATGCCAATGCCATTCATATTGGAGTTGACAAAACTTTCCCAAATGTTGTTGTTGCAAATAACAGTGAGATTGCCGTTGCCGCCTACGTTGCTATTTCGAGAACCTAGAACTTCTCGAAGACTTCCGCGCGTAGAGTTATCTCCGTCAGATGAAGCATTAGCAATTAACCAGATGGATTCGTAGAGCGTTCCCGTTAGATTGGATGGAATCCAAGGAACACCACAAAATACATTGCTTCGAAAAGGAGCGGAAGTGGCGTTTACCTGTCCTGAATTTTCTTCGTATATGAAGAATTGATACTTGTTGGCAATGATCCGGTATGTGCGACTGGCCGGAAAAATCAGACCAATTCCGTTTATATTGCTGGTTCCGACTCTTGTTCCGGCTACATTTTCGATACCAAAACAAGCGTTGTTCCCACCGTTATCTCTAACCCGAAGGCGGAATCGAAGTCCTTGTGGTGTCATCGAAGATTGCATTAGAAGATTGGTGCTACCCGATCCGCTGATCGTAGACCATCCTACCCGAAGCAATGCCGCTTCGGTCGCATCGATGATTTGTTGTTTGGTCGTTACTGGTCCAATGATTGTTGAATATCTTGGTGTCCCGTCAACCGTGGCGATACCAAATGTTGCATTCACATTGTTGACTGGACTGAGAACTTCAATGGATGATGTGCTTCCGTTGCTAGTTGTCGTTGTGAAAGACACAAAATCCTGTCCGTTAACGGTGACGACCGCCGGGGTTACACCCGTCAAGACACCACAATCTGAAACGATGTTGGCCGCTGTGCGCGATCCGCCGGTTGTGAGCGTAACTGTCTGTGTAGATCCTCCGTCTACTTTGATCTGAAGAATGTTGTTTGATCCTGTCAGATTGTATGGGGCGGGATTGGTCGTCACAATGCGGGCGTATTCTGGAACGTATTGAATGGACATAGTAGTTTACGATGTTGCGATGAAAAGAGATCCGTGAGCGGTATCTGTGCCGCCAGCATTGTTATTCGTGATGTTCCACCAGTTCCGTCCATCCATTGTCGTGGTTGTATCGATGGCGTATTGCTCCATCGAAATGAAAGCGTCCCAAAGAGTTCCTCTTACTTTGGCTTCTTCAGCAATGTTAGCCACCATTGTGAATGCCATGAAGGGTTCGAGTATCAAAGCGGCATCGTCGTGCCACCGGTACCACGACAGCGCATTGCGGGCCATGTTACATCCTTGCCACAAAACAAGCAAGTTGATTAAGGTTATATTGTCGTTTCCGGTGTTGTTGGCATTCTCCCACATGTTCCCATTGCCAATGATCTGTTGGTTGCCTGTTTGATTCGTCGCCCCGCGCGTCCCGAATTCTCCCCGGAAACTTCCGCGAACGGTTGTATCGGAATCGCTCGAAGCATTGCTACTCAACCAAATACATTCCCAAATTTGGCCTTCCAACCACGGTGGAATCCACAACACACCCCATCCAGCATAACCACGTGCCACATTCCCGCCCGGTTCGAACAAAAAGGCTTGATACTTGTTAGCGATGATTCGCCAGTTCCGGCTTGATCCCGGATTCAATTGTGCTCCGCTGTTCGTGTTGCTTGCGTGCGCGCGCGAACCTTGTGCGTTTTCGATAGACAGAACCAAACATGTGTTGCCGTTGTCACGGATACGAAGCCGCATGCGAAGACCTTGCGGAGTCATCGCAGATTGCATTAGAAGGTTCGTCGTACCCGACCCGGAAATTGTGAGCCACCCGGCGGCAAGTAATTGAGTTTCAAGGTTGTCTCGAATGTTGGCTTTTGTGCTAGTCACGAATGAAGCGCTAACGTTTGCTCCACCGTTGTAGGTTGTTGCCAAAAAACCAAGCGTCGCATTGGCATTATTGGCCGGTGCTCCAACAAGAATTGTGGAACCGGTTCCAAGAGCGCTGGTCGTTCGAATTCGAACATATTCAGCGCCGCCCGGAATTGAAACTACACTAGCAGTCGCCCCGGTCAATCCCGCCAAGTCCGCAACGATTTGAGCGGCTGTTCTGGTTCCACTTGTCAAAGTGAAGTTCTGTGCAGCGCCACCATCGATGGTGAATGTCAGCTTATCATTGGACGCACTGATCGTGTAAGGCCCGGAAACCGTTCCTACCGCGTCACCATTTCTGTCAACGTACTGAATTGCCATTAGATTGTGAACTGTATACTCAACCCGCCACTTGCCAACAAAAATGAATCAAGAGCATTGATCGTGACGGTTGAACTCAGTGCTCCGTAGTACAAAAGATTTCCGCTTGATGCCGCGTCCCAAATACTTATGAACGTAATCGCTCCCCATGCATTTGGATTCGCCGGGCCGAACGTGATATCCGCCGTGTTGAACGTCAAATAGCTTCCGTCAGGCTCCGTGAACGTCGCCGCTTGGCGAAGGTATCCATTACCCGTGACTTCCGTGGTCAATGCTGTCGCCGTTGATGCTGTTGGATCGGCGGTGTGGAGTCCGACAAACATAGCTGTGGGCCAAGTGAAAACATCCCCTTGGAGCGTAGCTTGCAGGACCCGATTCTGAAGGTAGAAACTCATTGGCATAGTAGCTACCTCTTAAGCAAACGTTGCGACCAGTGATCCAATCGAGATACGGAAAATGTCTCCCGCGCCAATGACTTTCGATGCCGCTAACGCCGCATGCATCAGCAGATTGCCACTGGTCGCCGCGTCGTATAGACCGACGTGCGTGATCGTTCCAAATGCAACCGAAGCCGGGTCCCATGTGACTTGTCCACTGTTTGAACCCACGCCGTTCGACGGTGCCCCGAAGGTCACAGGCTGGCGGACGTAGTTACCAACCGAAACTTCTGTGCCACTCCCGGCATCGGTCGGGTTGGTTGTGAAAAGTGCGACATACACTGTCGTAGGCGACGTAAAAGCTACGTTGCGCAAGAGAGCATTGAATAGGGCGTTTTCCGCGTAGTCTGATAGTTGGGACATTCAGTTGTGTCTCTCCCGATTACGGTGTGGTCAAGAACAGGCTTCCACGGGCCGAATAGTTGTTGCCGGTGTTGTTGCTGGTCAGGTTGATCCAGTTCTTCCCGTTGAATGCGGTCGGCACCTGATCCATCGTGAACGCTTCGGTGTTGATCGCCGCATTCCAGATTTGGCCGTAGATCCGCCACGGATCATTGATGTCCGAAAGACCCCATCCCATCAGCGGCTCCAAGATGAACGACGAAGAGTCGTGCCACATCGCTTGCTGTGGCGTCGTTGTGTTATCCGCCGGGCGGGGTAAGAGAAGCCCCGGCACGCCCTGTCTTGCGGTCGTAGTGCCATCACCGACATGTTCCATAACCGTGCTGTTGACCAAGCCGAAGAAATTTCCATTGAATCCGTTCGACGGGTGACGCAAGGAAGTGCTGACCCGGAAACTGCCACGGTCGGTCGTGTCGGTATCGTTGACCGATTGACTCATCAGAAAGGCTAGTGTGGTGATACCGGTCAGATGCGTCGGAATGTACATTGCTGACACCATCACAAAATCGCGCGTGCTGTCTGATCCGCCGCACCAAATCGCAAACTGATGACGGGTAGCGTTGATGATGAAGGTTTTGCTGGTCGCCGGAAGAAGGTATCCGCTGTCGGTCATGACAATGGTTTCCGCGACATTCATGACCCGGATGCGAACACAGTTGCCGCCGCCGTCGAAGATCCGAACGCGGATTTGATTTCCTTGGGGAGTCGCCGCGCATGCCATTCTTACGTCAGTTGTGCCGCCGCCGGAAACCACGGTCCATCCGGCGGTTGTGAGTTGCGTTTGGATGTTTCCGATCAGTGTGGTCTTGTTGTCCGCCGCGACCGTAGCATGGACGTTCGTTCCAGTTGCGTATTGAAGGCTCATTTCGAAAACTATTTAGAAGGGATTGACATAGGGGTAGGTGTCGGATACAATCAAAATGTGAATGGTTGAAGACGATTCCGGGTCGCGATCTTCCGTTCAAACTGAACCGGCCAGAGTAGGGCCACAAGCTCAAAAGTCTATTGGGATAGAAAAAGATTCGGGATACAACGAACAGCGTTTTGACGAAAGGATGAATGCTCCAAGACTTCGGTTCGGGCACAAAAAGGCGGCTCACCACCAAACCGGTTGATGGTGAGCCGCTGTGTTTTTATGGTCTGTCTTAGCTGACGATCTTGATACCGAATTCGGCCTGATTCAGTTCGGTCAAAGTCCACGGCAAGGCTAGTGCCGGATTCTCTTCCCAAATGTGCCCGGCCCACGTATAGTCGGAGTATTGCGGCACATCATCCCCGACGTAGATGTTTCCACCCGTTCGAAGAATAGGTGCGACACGTCGCGCGCCTACGTCATCTTTACGATGAGACAAATTCGCTTGGACGCCAAAGATGGTTCCGGCGATGGTGTAGTTGCCGATGCTGTACAGGTCGATGGCGTTGATCGTGCCTGAGAAGTTATACTTCGCGGTCGGAGTCGTTTCCGTCCAGTTTGTCCGGGCCAAGTTGACGTTGGTAGCATTGTTGGTGCCGGTTGAAGGAAAGAAATCGTTCTGGAACCCTTCCGCATCGGGATACATGGTCTGTACCCGTACTTCACCCACGAAATCCGTTATGTTGCCCGGAAGATTGTCCGCGATATAAAGATCGTCGATGGTGAAGCCGGAACTGAACTGTTCTAGTCCCGTGATCCGCCATCCCTTGAAATAGCTGGTCCCGGTGTTGGATGTTTTGATGTTGGTGATACTCACAAAGGGAGTAGAGTCCAACTGAATGTCAATTCGCCCCGTTGATCCTGTGCTGAAAAGAATCTTCGTTTCGAAGTAGAACCACAAACCAATCGGCGGAACAAACCCGGTGTTCGCAATGAGCGTGCCGGTCGGAAAAGGAGTATCACTCACCGGAACGGCAAGCGCCGCTGGATCAGCCAGAACCAGTTTGATATCGCCGCCAATCGCGTCTAACCAAAACTGAACTTGCGGTCTGCCGTTGTCGCCAAGGATCTGAAGAAAAGGATGAACCTCTGAAGTGAAATCAAACTTCGCTGCAAATCCAATGATGAGTTCCGATGGGGGAGTGGGAGTCCAAACGAATGTCTTGTTCATCCCGGCCCACTGATGACAGAAGAGGTTTCCCGATCCATTCGGGCTGACTCCACCAGTACTGAATCGACCCGATGAAGCGCCACTGGTATACCCGCTGAAGGCAATTGGATTGTCCCATTTCTTCTGTGCGGTCCCGTTGTAGTTGTAATGGTCGAAACCATCCATGAAGAGCAGAGCCATTTTTTATCCCTTGACGATAATTCCGTACTGTCCCGCATTCACGTCAGCTACGGTCCATTGTGCGTTTGTGTTCGGGTTTCTCTCCCAAATCTTCTTTGCCATTTTGTATTGGCTCAAACACGTATCCTGTGATCCTTCGTATAGCGTGCTATTGACCCGCGCCAGCGGTGCCACAATACGGTTACCTACGTCGTCTTTCCGATGGGTCACACTGACCTGAACACCATACACCTGACCCACAAAGCTGTAGGTTGAAACAGTGAACAAATCGCGGTTGCCGACGATGTTTCCTTGCGTGTAGTCGGTATCTTCGTTACTGGTCGTCTCATCGACACATTGAAAATTCGATCCCGCGCCAACCGGTGTGAATTCTACAAATGCACCATTGGCGGACGGAAACCGAGTCTCAACCCGGCATTCACCAAGAAAGGCATTGTCGAATGTTCCCGTATCGTCCAAGATGTAGATGTCATCCAACCGCATATCATACGAACCGCTGTTTGAGAAAGGCTGGAATCGAATCTTGTTGATCCGGGAGTTTGAAGTTGCTTGTGTATCCAGCGCCGGAACGTTCAGTACTTCCGCGCCGTTAATACGCAACTGAACGTATCCAACCGTGTTATCAACCAATACCTTGGCTTCGATGTAGTTGAAGTAACCGAACGCGATCACGTTGTCCGCCGTGGTCCCTAATGGAACACCGGCGCGCGTGAATTGAAACCCGGCGGTTGATGTGACACGGATGTCTACTTGGTCGTTGTTGTCATCCATGAACCGAATGATCGGCGTGGTCGCATCACCGTAGCCGATCTGAAGCGCCACACCAAGGATGAAGGTATCCCGTGCGGTGAGGTTCTGTTCCAAATAGCTGGTGGTGCCGACATTGTTGAACTGCCACGCCTGACCACCAAAGCGGCCCGGCGCGACGATTGCCCCGTTTCCGACGACAGAAGTCCACTTGCGACCGGCTTGGCCTGTCGTGTAGTGGTCAAATCCTTCCATGAACTGTAGTGCCATCAGTACCTCTTAGAACAAAGTGAACTTACGTGCGATGTTGAACCGCAGAGCAATCAATTCCGCCGCCGCCGCCGCTGTGTCGTCATCAGCACGGGCGAACTTGAAAAAGACTTCATCCCCGGCTTGGAATCCATTCACATGCATCGCCGGAATGATCGACCGCACAACCGTATAGGCCGGGGTCGGTACGGTAGTCGTTACACTGTCCGGCGTTAACTGGAAAGCCGGATCGGAATCCGATCCGTTGCGCATCGAAGTCGTCCACAGCTTCCACTTCACATTGCCAGACGTTGCGTTGATGCGCCAGATGATATCCACGGTCACCGGCTCTTCGTCATCCCAATCTTCAGGGAGCGTGAAATGGTCCTGTACCCAATACTCATTCGTCTGTGTGAATGATGCCACCGCGAAGAGACTTCCGTTTGTTCCCGTCACCGGAACCGCGTTCGGCGCATCCACGTTAGCAAATGAAAAACCAAGGACCGCATTTGTTCCTTGAACGATTGCCGCCTTGTAGAAGATCGGGAAGTATCGGTATCCGTCTTGATTCGTCGCTAAGACCACCCGACCTTTCGAGTCGGTTGTGATCTGTAGCCACTTGCCCGCGCCGCCATATGTGCCCGCTGTGCCAACCGGCTTCAGCACAAGGTTGTTGAACACACCTGTGATGTCTCCGTTGGACGTGACATCGACGTGTCGCACCACATTCGCCAAGTTGATACCAAGCGCCTGAGCGATGGCTTTGATTTCCGCCGCCATCTGATTGTGGTGCCAGTCCAGAATGTAGCCACGGATTTCGGTGTTGTTGGAGTGCGGTGTCGCATTCGATCCCGCGAATCCACGGTCGATCTGTTGGAGAATGTCGCCGGTCTTGGCTTTGACCCGCATGATTTCCTGATCGACTTGAATCAGACAGGGTACCTGAAAGCGCAAGCCTTGCCCAACCTTGATACGAAACGTGGTGCTATTGGTTGTGATGTCTTCGTCAAGATTACCGATTGCGCGCCGTGAGGCGACTTGCAGATCGTTATCGGTCGGCAACTCCGATGGGAATTTGGCTGTGTTGGGATTAGGCACTTTCTATATCTCCGCGTCAATAACTTCGTTGGATTCCCGGACCATTTTCAAAAGATCCGTAGTCGTAATCACGACGGCTGTATTATTTACGTTCGGAGCGACAGAACCATCCTTGCCGCTTTTCAGTCGAATGTCGGTGCGGGTCTTGTTGACTCCCATCAGAGCCGTGGATGCTGTAATGCCCGCCTGTAGGATTTGTGCCAGTGCTTCATAGGCTTTCGGGTTGTCCGATTGCCGGGCGAAGTCCATACAAGCGTCCACAGCTTCTTGCGCCTTCTCTTGCATCACCCGAAGATTTTGCCGCGCATACTGGAGATCGGCGTCCGCATCCCGCTCCGGGTCACCCGTAGCGACACACACCGGGGCTATCTCATCTGTCGGCACCGGTGCAACAACATCCACTGTTGGCGACATCGCTTCGACGGATTCTTCAAACGACGATAACCCTAATGCGTCGTTGATCCGGTCGGAAATAGGTGGCTTCATGCACCAGTATTTAGGGGCGTTGTCGAAGGCAATGCCCGCCCATTCATATTCACCCACTCTCGAAGGTCTTCATAGGTCACTCCAAGATGAATCACGTCGAAAATGTTGTTCATCCACACTTCGAACTGTCCGATGATCGGGTCCGGGTTGCGAACGACTTCAAATTCAACATCACCCCACGGTCGATCAAAGATACGGAGTTCAAGTTTTGGTGTCCGTCCCTCGATACGATATGCATAGATCGTCCCTTCCTTGGCGTCATACGTCCGCCGGAAACGGGTCCACCCATTCGCTTCCGCAAACTTACACCACCGGGCGACCTGTACGAATTCCGGCGCGACATATTCAGTCGTCTCTGAACTGGATGCAGTGCCGCCCCGGAACCATGTTTTCGTGTTGGAAAACTCGTTTCTCTTATCATTCAACGACGACAGCTTGATGCCGTGCTTTGCCGCCAACCGGATCGCCGTTTCGAGCGCCAGCGCCGCTTCGTGCTCCGTGCCTTCCGTTTTGGATTCGGATAGACGCAAGAGGCCGATTAGCTTTGTTTCGATGTCAAAAGTCCTTTCGCTCACACAAGTTATGTAGGATCGTGCCCGGAGAGAAAAAGGCTTGACATATGCGTCAGAATAGGTGATAATGGAATCGTGAAGGATAAGGCCAACCAAATCTTGTGCGAACGCCGGGCGGACGGCATTTCTTTTCAGTCACTTAGCACTGAAGTCCGACTGGTAGTGATTCCCGGTGACGGGGCGGCTAACATCTTGAAAACACTACGGGAAAGGTTCACAAAGAAAGACGGCTGGAAGCATATGCGGAATGCCGTCGTGCGACGGAAGCGGAGTGGAGACGCGGCCCGGCGGATGTGGGTTGACCTTGCCCCGGACTACGCTATCACCCCAAGGAAAGAGGAACGCGGCATCTATTTGCCGCACGCATAACAAATGTCTGTTACCCTAGAGATTATGAGTCGTAAAGCCAATACGGTTGAAATCGACCCGGACCAGTTCCGGGCAGACTACCGGGTGCTGTCTCAAAACGATCTGATGCGCAAGTACGGTATCACTTCGACGACCCTGATGAAATTGATCCGTCAAATGGTACCACCGCAAGAACGGTACTCCGTCCGTATGCGTAATGGTCTGACAGCGGTCGGCGTGAGCACCGCCAATGCCGCGAACTAGCACCCGCACATTCACTCCCGATATCGACATCATCGTCATGGATGTCTACCATCGGGACAAAGGTAACAATTGCGCGCTCATTGCCATCGATGAGATTCGCTCGAAGACTAAAAAGGTCTACAGTGAAAACGATGTCAACCGGCGCGCGATTGAACTTGGCCTGACCAAACCGCGCAAGTCGGCTTTTTTCTGGTCGCCGGAAGAAGACGACTTCCTGTGGAAAAACATCGCCACGGCACCTGTTCAACTTCATCAGCTATTCAATAAGGCGTTCCCTGACACTCCGCGCACCCTTTCGGCTATCGTGGCCCGGATTGGACGTATCGGCGGCGTCCGTGAGCTTCTATACGCCAATGGCTACAATGCCACGGAACTTTCGAAGCATCTACATATCGGCAAGCCCTCTATTGAAAAGATGACCCAAACCGGGATCATCCACGGAACGAAACCGAACGGGCGCGACTGGCACTACACCAAGGAAGAGATCAGACGATTCATCGCCAAACACCCGGAACAAATCGATATCACCAAGGTCGATAAGTACTGGCTGATTGGCATTCTAACGTTTGATCTAAAGGAAGATGACCATGAAAAATCTGGTCGAACAAGCGCGGCTGTTCGCGGCGCAAGCGCATAAAGGCCAAACCTACGGCCACCAACCATACACCACCCACACCGATGCTGTCGTTGATGTCCTGATCGAATACAACTTCGATGACGATCCAGAACTACTGGCGTCTGGTCATCTACACGATGTCGTCGAAGATTGCGGCGTCGCCATCCAAGAGATCCAAGCCCGGTTCGGTGTCGATGTCGCCGGGCTGGTAGAAGGCGTCACCAATGAGCCGGGAAACAACCGGAAAGAGAAAGCCATCCGCACGTATCCCAAAATCCGGGAAGACGAACGACGGGTCGCTTTGAAACTTGCCGACCGGCTGGCGAACTCCCGCAACGCCAAGGACAACAACCCCGGCATGTTCGCCATGTACCGGAAAGAATACCCCGGCTTCCGCGCCGCCCTTCGCCGGGAAGATGAGTTCGCCGGTATGTGGGGAGAACTGGACAGCTTGTTCAGCTATCAGTCCCAATCCCCAATGAACGCATCCTCAAGCGCCGCGATGCCTTCCGTCAGCGTTTCATAGACCGTCACCCCACGCCGGTGGCAAGCGATGTCTACATTGCCCTTCCGCCAGTATCCTTCCGGGCAGACGACAATACAACGCTTGCCGCTGGCTAACGCTTCTCCCAACTCAAGCATCGTCACCGGTGCTAGTGTGTCCGGCTGGAAATAGAAGAAGACGATATCGGCCATTTCGATACCATCCATTTCCCAATTCACCTGATAGTTGAAGTCGGGATTGTTGATCGATTGCACCCACGTCGGGTCCCATTCGTCCCGGCGCGGATTCAGATACAGCACTTCCGTGTTCTCCGGTGTCGATTCGCCCGCCGCCAGAATCACATCATCCTGCCATAGCGCCGCCTTCCCTTGCTCAATGCTCCCCGCCAGAAACACGATAGGTGAATATCGGCGTCGGGATAAATGCTCTGTAGGAACGGGCGGTTTTATGACCATGATTGATCCTGTAACAATGACTGAATTGGTTCGCGCCTTACAAGCGCTTTCGATGAGCGACGTTGAACACCATGATGCTCAACGCCGGTTCGATCAGATACTCGAAGAATACCACGTGACGAAAGAGCAATTCCGGGCATCCATTGCGAAGACATCGTGCGCCGATCTGGTCAGAGAGTAACTGACCGCTTCATCGCATTCGGAACCACGGCTTGCATCATCCAGTTGTGTGCGGTGCCGACGTGTGCCCGGCGCACAAACTTCCCCACGGATTGCCGGAAGGCCCGATAGGGAAACTCATCAGCCACCCGCATCACATACCCTTCCTGTCGCTTCAAATCGAGTCGTGTGTGAATCTCCCGCACCAGCTTGCCATCATACGGCCCACGGTACATCACCGGGACCATGTGAAGGTCTAAGATTGATGCATACTCGACTGTGGCGTCCCAAGAGAGACAAACATTTCGATCATCCCAAATCGAAAATGCCAGAAAGAAACTTGGGAGATCATCATACGGCAAGGTGTGCCGGGCATACAGATTCTCTCCACAAATCCGCCATCCGGTCGGGATATGATGAGCAATTTGCGCGTGGAGATTCTTGACCCAACCCCGCGACGGATGCGAACCGCTATCGATACTTCGTGCGTGAAGATAGTCGCTGTACAGCGTCGTGTTCTCTCCGTCCATCTTCTCCGTGATGACGATTTCTTTCCCACAGAAGAGCCGGTCGGGATCGTCAAAGGCGCGTTCATCATCAGTGATCCCTTCACTCCACGGCACATGATATGTCCGTGGGTACTTGACATATTTGACGAATATGCCCGCCGCGATCAAAGGCATCATCACCTTCCGCACAGATTCGTCTTCCATCAGTTCGCCCGGAATTCGTGTTCCGTTGGGCTGGACGATGTTTCCCCATTTGTCATAGATCGCGTCACGGTACATGTGCTCCGGTAGCACCACCCGCGTGATACCAGCGGCCCGCCGAATGTCATCACACGACAGAACAGTCTGTTCCGCTTTCATGTGACAATCACCACACAATGACGCACCGTTATCCATGTAGTAGCCGCCGTCGTGGAACAATCGTCGTTCAAGGATGTGATGGGCGTCTTGTGCCGCCGCCTGACAGATCACACACTTATGACCGTCCCGGCGGAATACGCCTTCTCGAAATTCATCACGACTGAGCAGATCAGACATACAAGTCATTGTATCACATTGAGAAACGAGTCGTTGTGGTAGAATGTTCAAGGAATGTGGAACAAACGACTCGAACGGCACGCCGCTTCCATGCGGCGGCGTTTCGCCAGAGAAGCGGAGAAAGAAGCCGCCCGGCTGTTAAAGCAACAGAAGAAGGAAGAAAAGGCCAATCGTCGTCTTGCCCTCGAAATAGAAAGAACGAAAAATAGCCGCACTGCCTTTTTATTCGCCACATTTTGTGCCAGCCGCAAACTGTTTTTGTCGTGGATGGAATTTTTCGTTCGATGTCCTTGGTTGGTCCCGGTACTGTTGACGTTCCGGCCAGAATCAACCAAGACAGAACCACCCAAGTATGACCGGTTCCGCCGCCCGGAAAAGTTGAAATGCACCGAAGAGGAAATTGCCATCCTACACAAGCACGGATTGCATACGTCCCGCGCCGCCAAGGAACTGGACTGGTCCGCCGAACGGGTCATGCGATACGGGTTGAGCTTGGGCGTCTTCACTGAAGAGGATCTGATCGCCCGCATAGGCCGGAAAGGTCGTCCGAAGAATCCACCCAAACCGCCCCAAGCAAAACAGGAACGTCAGAGAAAATACGTGTCAACACCTGAAATCGATGCCCTCATCATTTCTGAGACTCCGACCAAAGACATCGCCCAACAGATCGGATGGCCCCGGCAAGCCATCTGGAAACGACGGAAAGAAATCGGGCACGGTCGTCCGGTCGGCTCTCCCAAGTATCACGCCACCCCGGAAATCGATAAGGTCATGCGCACCTATCCCGGAGAATTCACCAAGGTCGGTAGCATCATCGACTGGCCGGTGTGGGCCGTCGAACGGCGCATGAAGGAACTCAACGTCGGCAACGGAACCAATTATCGGTTCCGCGACGATGAAGCCGAAATCGTTCAACTCCTGAAAGACAATCAAGGATGCATCGCTGATGTCCGGCGCATTCTCAAAGCCAAAGGCCAATCCCGCACAGAGAAATTCGTCAAGACCATCCGCGACAAACATGGCATCGTCTTCACCAAGAAGATCGTCATCCCAAGCACCAAAGGCCAAACCAAAGCACTGGACGGTTTCGTTCAAAGCCTGTTAGAATTGAGCACCCGGAAACGGAAGGAATACTTCCAGACGATGCACCGGGCGCTTCCTGAAGTACTCTCCCGAAGCGTGATTTCGAACCTCATTCATGTGAGTCGGAAAACGATTGACTCTTATGTGAAGCAAGGATGGCTACCCATTGAAAAAAACGAATTCGTCCAGTTCCTCATCGACCAGTGTGATTACATGTCCGCGATGCAAGGGAACGAACACCAAGAAACAGCCACAGCAAACGGGTAACGGCATTCATGCCTACTGTCATCCATGCCGCCGGGCTTTCGTCCAAGGCGGCACAGTAGACATTGACCTGAACCTTCCCGTTCTTCAAGAACGCATCGACCGGACCACCATCGACGTGGAATTGCGTCAGGAACTTCTACACGACGCCGTAGAACGCATTCTGAAAGGCGAAGGGTCGTGTGCCACTATCGACTTGCGGAAACAGTCCAACCGCAAAATGCTCTATGGGCGATGGGGACAACAAGGCAGCGATAGCAATGCCATGCGCGCCCTGAATGGACAGAAGCTAGAGTACTCCTAGCCTTGCGGTTGCAACAACCGTTGTGTCGCCCGCTCCACGAATTTCGCGTGGATCTTCGGCGTCAGGAACGGCTTCGTCACTTCTTCCCACCCGTCCGGCCCCACATACGACTTCACCATGCTCGAAGAGATCAAGTCCATGTCGTTGGTCGGGAATGTCGGAATGTACACCGGCTGAAGGCGCGGATTCATCCGCTGATACAGACGCATCAACCGCGTCTCATAATCGAAGTCCATCGACGTGCGCAACCCACGAATCACGAAGGACGACATCTTCGCTTCCGCCATCATCGGCACGTAGACTTTCTCCGTGCTGGTTACCTTCACCCCTTCCGGGTATTGTCCCTCATCGGTCTTCAGAAGATCCCAAAACATCTGGACCCGTTCCGCCGCCGTAAACCACGGCTTCTTCTCCGCGTTCGCCGCCACGATCACCGTGACGTGTGGAAACATCCGCATACCAGTGAACAGCAAATCGATGTGCGCCTTCGTCGGTGGATCAAAAGACCCCGGATAGATGGCCGATGGATGATCGTATCGCATGCCCGAAATTGTAGCACCCCATCGACGTATATGTCAATCGGTCAGAACATAAGTAAGGGTATGGCAATGAAGTTCATCGACGGTTTCGACCACTATTTCTTCTCTCCCACTGCCAAGAAGAAATGGGATGACCAAAGCGGTATGGTAATTTCCGCACCGGGTCGATTTGGATATGGAAACAAAATGCGCCCCGCTGGTTCCGGTAGCCTCTTCCAACTATTTTGGACTGGTGCCTCAAAAACTACCCACCCCGGCGGTACAAGCAAAATCATCACCGGTGCGGCTCTTCGATTCGATGCTGGCGTTTCCACCAGTGTGGCGTTCCATCCTTTCCTTGCCATTCGCGGTGACAACCTTCGACATCAAGTCCAGTTCTTCATGGAAGCCAACACCGGACGAATTCGATGCGGTTTGGCTGATCCCACATGGCCGATAACAGTATCCGGGATCGATCCAACAACTATTCCACCAACGTGGTACCCCGATACGGATTTCGTTCCGCCGTTCGGCCTGTGGTTCTTTTTTGAAGTCGCTGTCTCCACGACCGGCACCGTGGACATCTATGTGGATAGTGAATTGTTGACTTCTATGACCGGCCTGACAACCCTTAGTGGCGGCGCGTCCAGCTACATCGGCGTTCGGTGGATGGGTGTGTCTCAATTCAATTCCGGGTATGATATGGATGATCTGTACATCGCCGATGGTACTGGTTCCCACGTGAACGATCCGATTGGCGAATCCCGCATTGAATACGTCACCGCAACCGCCGAAGGCGATGTCAACGACTGGCTTCCATCGGTCGGAACCAACAACGCCGCCAATGTAGACGGCACCACACAGTTTGGTGAAAATGGAACTCAAAACGGAAACCCCGCACAGTACAATATCTCTGATGTGCTCAACGCCGTCGATCTGTACCAACATGCCGACTTTACCCGCGACGGGACCATCTATGCCGTTCAAGTCAACACCGCCGTCCGTAAAGACGACGTGGGCAACCGCAAAGTCAAGCCCTTGCTGAAGACCGGCGGCACCACCTACGAAGGACCGGAATCCAAGCTGTACTCAGACTACATCTACGTCGGTGAAATCTGGCCGCAAAATCCAAACACGTCAGCCGACTGGACCCTCTCTCAAGTCAATGCCGTCCAGACCGGCATAAAAATTAGCACCTAACGCAAAAAATCTTTCGCAAACCTTGACATCACGCCAAGGACGCGGTATAAATAGAATCAGGAAACGCGACATGATCCGCTCCATGTATCAGTATCGCCAAGAACATATCGGCTAGCGCCGATGCCCAACAAGCATCTGGCGCTGAACCGAACGGCGGATGCTTGGGCGTAGCGGAAAACACACCTATCACGGTTCCCTCCCCTCTCTAAAATCCCCTAACAGTTCAGTTGCTAGAACGCTTGCACAGGTATCGCACGCAAAGCTAAATGCTTGGCATGCAACGTACTGAAGCGCATGTGTTGTATGACCGCTCGAAGTCTGAGCTTGAAAAACTGAAGTTGGGTCACCCGTTTGTTGAAAAAGTAGTGCGTGTCGTCGTTGAGACGGAAGCGCATCGACTTGGTATCAAAACGCTTGATCCAGTGAACGTCGTCCTCATGGACCTAATGCCGTGGGCGATGGAAAAGGCTGAACGCGACCGGGCAAAACCAAAGCCCGGTGGTGGTTGACAGTAGCCTAGCTGTCCGGTGGACAGTGAAGCACCGATATTTGACAACTGAAGAGGAAGATGCCAAAGGTAATATGAAATGGCGGGCGTGATCGTGCGCCCGCCAAAAGGAAAAACCATGAAGATCAAGGGAGATGCGCGCATCGACCGGGAGCGTGGATGCGGAGATAAGACCCGCTACCAAACCCCGGTAAAGGCAACAGCCGCCGCGTACAACCTTGAGCAGATCCGGCAAGGCCGTCCGTATGAGGTCTATCGATGCCGGTACTGCCATGCGTATCACATTGGCCGGGAAAAGGATCGTAGTATGTTCGACTACTCTTATGAAGGTGCGACGATCCATAAGCACCCGGCGGATGTGTGGCGCGGTCGGTGAAACGAGTTTTCATGGGCGTGATATCGGAACTGGTCCCGGTGCCGGGCTGTAACCCCGGTGCTCCTTCGGAGCCTTGCTGGTTCGAATCCAGCCACGCCCACCAAACTCATCGACTAACCAACATGGATGGGTGCGCCGAATGGTGAAGGCAGCGGTCTGTAAAACCGCCACCCCTTGCGGGAAACACTGTAGGTTCAAATCCTACCCCATCCACCAAACATGATAGGCTCTTGATATGCGATCATCGCGGCATCACATGTACATTCTCATAGGACAGACACCCGTCCCGGTGGAAAGCCCTTTGGAATTGGCAATGATGTTTGAAGATGATTCGTCCCGCCGGGTAGCTCTCACAAAAGTTGGCCCGGTAACAATCTCAACGGTTTTCCTTGGTATCAATCACCAGTTCGGTGATGGTCCGCCCATCCTGTTCGAAACGATGGCGTGGATCGACATGG